AGTCTGCATTTAAACTCTGATCTGGGCGCGGGTTACGTAACGCTTCCGCATCTACTACTGGGTATTCGCCTTGCATGTTTTGTGGGTGGTCTGGACTCCAACACTCTCTACATGCAAGTAAGTTAGTACCTTTACGTTTTACTACTATCTCTTTAAACGTGTTAAGCCTGTAACGAAACCCACATATATCGCAAAAACCAAACGCCTTCCCGCCCGCAGCAAACTTACTCATTAGGGCTGTCCTATACGAGGCACAAACCTAGCAGAAACCTTACTTCTATCCTCAGAAGCAGCCATTTCAAACTGCTCATCATAAATTTGTTTTAGCATTACTACCCTGTCAGACAATTCGGGGGTCTTCATAGATATATAATACGCCAATCCAGCTACCAAACAAGGCAAAAACCTAAACGGCATGTCGGGATTATAATTGCCCTGCCCCGCATCTTCTATACGTCTCAAACGCCAGTAATTTAGTTTATATGTGTCAGACTTATCCGGTACAGGCCACATATACACCACAGGGGCACCTATCTTCCTGTCTACAAATACCTGAGTAGGTCTGCCTTGTGTTAACTTATTAGGGATAGAGTTGTACGTACTTACACTAACACGCGTTATAGCGAGATCATTTTGCGTAGAAGTATTACCTTCATTAGTGCGTATAGACTGCTCTATTATATCTACTGTACCATCTGACAGCGTATATGACTGCGTACCCGCAACTAAATCTAGAGACTCTTCATCAATAGTCCACATATTAATACCACGATTAGCCCACTCGATAGTAAGTAGGTTCATGGAACGCCTAGCGGTTCTTAGGTCGTAGCCGGAGCGCATTTCACGTCCGGCACGTTCCCATGCTTCTTCCGCAACTTCGTTGAAGTCCATGTCGAATGCTGTAGTACCTGATGTAGCCATCTTCTACCTCATTTTTTCCCGTAGTATTCTTTTCTAAACTCTTCAGAATTATTTAACAGAGTCCGTAGGCGGTCATCACCATCACTACCATCCCCTAAAGATTCTGAGAAATCGTAATAAGAGTCAGTGTATTTTTTATCTTTTTTGGCCTCTCTAAGGGCTGCAGCGGCGCGTTTCCCGTCTCCTTTTCTATAAGTGTTGTTATAATAATTACTCATTATTTGTCCCTTCTTAGCGATACTTACACTTTTTAACGCCTTTCTTGGCGATGCCCGCACCACGAACCTTACCGCCAGACTTGTACTTCTTAACCTTACCGCCTTTCTTCATGCCCGGCATACCCATAGGCTTCTTAGGAGGCATACCCATACCACCACCGGCAGTAGGCGATTGAACCGCCATTGCGCCAATACCAGCTTGTACAGGAGTTGGTGGTTTAGGAGCGCTAGTGTTGTTCATAGCAGCCTTAGCTTTGGCTTTTTTATCTCTTGCCTTTATATCGGCACCTACCTTTTTGTTTCCAGCTTCCATCTCTTTGAGAAACTTCTTTCTTTTGGGATTTATTTTCCCTTTCCCAGCTTTGGTTGGTTCCGCTTCAGGAACTTCGCCACCGCTTTGGTAGCCCATCATTTTCTTACCCGGCATTTTCTAACACCTCCAGCGCTTCCGCGCTTGTCTTAAACGTGAATTTGGATCTTTAGCAGTCATACCAGCACCAGATTTAGTGGGGCGCTTGTCCCCACTTTCTCCGTAATCGTTACGCATAGAACACCGTTATAGAATCTATATTGGTTAGTACAAACTGCGGGTCATTTACTGACAATATACCATCCGCAGGAATGTTAACCGAAGTGTTCGTGTCCGTAGCAAATTCTAAGTCGAGTATAACAGTACCACCCGCGCCATCTTTGACAACAACTTGTGGACTACCCGAACCAGCAGCGTTTACTTGTATTTGACGTATACGAGTTCTACCCGCACTAAGCATAACTGGGCTAGTAGTTAGCTTCTTGGCTTTTACATCGGAACTATATGATCCCATGATAGCCTCCTATTAAAGTGGTAGTGTTTGGTACGTAATCAAAAACGTGAAAGAACCACCACTGCCTGTAGCCGCATTTACTGTATTAGTAACGTTGCAATAAATAGTACGCGCTGTAGAAGTAAATTGTACGCTCGCTGGAGCAGTAGCTGCGCCTTGAGTTTGTTGTACCAAAGTAGTTTGAGTTAAGTTCCCTACAACAACTGTAGTACCACCATCCAAAATTTCATCAGTAATAGCAGCTACGATTTCAGCGCCAGAACTAGAAGTACCAACTTCATAACCAATGTCACCCGCAGAATCTAATGTTGGGGCAGTAGCACAATGAATTTTAATGTCGGTAATAAGAGTGCCAGCAGGTTGGGTAAACTGTCCAATCGCAGGGCTATCACCAGCAGTTTCGTTTACAGTTACGCCAGTAACACGAGCTACGCGGGGTAGTCCAAATACTGTTTCGTTGCCTTGGGCATCTTTAGAAACTTCTTGAAACCCGTTTTCAGAACGGACGGGGCCGTTAAATGTAGTATTAGCCATAATATAGATCTCACATGTGAGTTAAAGTGAACTTGTCTACATGTCGTCAGCCGGGGCTGTCAAGTCCACCGAATGTTCCCGGTTTGTGTTAACTTATCACAGTATATTATAAAAGGCAATAAGGGGTTTTTATCACGATTCTATAAGTTTCCCAATGCTTCTCCAATCTACCGCTTGCATTGAAAATCCTGTAGTAAGGTTTAAATATCTGACTGCATCATCTTGACTGCTGAAAGTCTTTATCCCTATATTATTACTCATATTTGGTTTAGCCGTAAACATAGTTTTCTCCTTAGAAAAGTTAGCCGTAAACATGGTTTTCTCTTTAGAAAAGGGAGCCGAAGCTCCCTTAGTAACCCAACGCAGATTATGCGCCCGGAGATCCGAAGATCGCCAATGGGTCAGATACACCGAACGAGTAACGCTCACGCGCCTTGTAGCGGCTGTTGCCAGTATCGAAATCAGCGTCCATAGAGGTAGCCATTTTCGCACGAACAAAGTGCTTCAATCCGTTAGGAATATCAGTAGTTAAGAACCACGCATCAGTATCTGTTATATAGTGATTGATTGCGTAGCCGCCCGGAATCGAACCATTGTTCGCTAGGGCATTAACGTCGTTATCAGCAGTACCCACACGACCTTCAGTTTCAAGCAAACGAGTCGCTACGAACTGTAGGTTAGATGGGATAATTAGCTTCTTAGGTTGCGCAGCAATTTTCAAACCACGCTCATCTGTCCACTGACCAATTTGAATAACAGCCGCTTCCAAAGAAGTTTCGTTAAGGTCAGATGCAACAGTAGGGGTGTTTGAGTTAGTGCCACCAGATACTAATGGGTGGGCAGCGCTACATAGAGCTACACCATCACCATAAGTAGTACCAGCAGCAAAAGCGTTGTTCAACACAGAAGCAGCTTTAACTTGCTTTGTGTACGCCATAGCGCGAGCCAATGCTTTGGTATAACGAGCAGACAAAGAGTCATACAAGTTATCTTCAATCGCTTCTTCAGTGATTGCAAAACCCATAGCAACGGTTTCGTGCGTGTAGCGTGCAGTGAACGCTTCTTGCGCATTGTCATACTCGATTGAAGCGCCTTCTGATTTAGTAGGAGCCGCACCGAAGCCTGACAATTTAGTTTCTTCTTCAAAAGAACGGTCAGAGGTTTCAGTCTCGAAAATCTCTTTGTGCTCTTCACCATATTTGGAATACTCCAAACCAAATAACGCATTCAGTCCGGGGAGTAATTCCTTTAGCAGTTGTGATCTTGAAATAGCCATTATGAAGCACTCCCTACAGTAGCATTAAGCATGCTGTGATAATTTGGATTGAACTTAACCAATAGATCTGTTGCAGTGTCTCCGGCAACAGACTCGCCACGGTCACTAAACCCAACAATTTTAAACGCGCAGTCTGTTGTTTCAGCCGCAGCGAGAGCCATTGTAGATTTACCAGTTGTGGTGTTAGTTTTACCAGAAGCCTGATCTTCAGAGAAGTGAACGTTATGTCCAAGAACAGTTGAGGCAACAGCGCCAGCAGCTTGAGCTTGGAAAGTAACACCCGGATCAGTAACAACATACGCAGTAGCGCCTGTTGTGCCAGTAGGGAAATACTGACTAAAGATCAATTGACCTTCTGAGTTAATGTACTCACAACCAACAAATACGCCAAGCGCACCAATGTTAGCAGCAGCACCAAAGTTATTGCCATTGTTAGCAGACCCACTCTTTAAAGAAAGGGTTACTACGCCGTCGTGTAGAAATACAACCGAACCATAACCGATATTACCGGATGATGATGAGATTGAAAATGCGTCACGGGCACCATTATAGGCAGACCCATCAGCATTTTTTACGGGAACTAGCCCGTATGGAGAAGCTGTAGCAGCCATGATAAACTCCTAAAAAATTAAATTAGCCTTTACCGAAAGTGACCTTAGACTTTCTATCATTAAAGATAGGCATTCTAGGATCATTTTCCCTCATAAGGTTGTTATCGACTGCATTCATTTGCGAAGCGGTTTGTTCAGCGTAATGTTCATTACGTTCATTAGCTAACTCAATAGGCGCTTTACACAACATCAAACCACCAATAACTACATTGTCTTTAAATCTATCGTTCTCGATAGTAACAAGTGTAATTTCTGGGTGATCTGACGCTTTTACAGCAGTCCAACCTTCTCTTAATTTAGATGAGACATTAGTGGCATCCACTTGTCCCTGATTTGCAACTCGAATCCAACGGTATACATATCCCTCTTCTGGAGTGGGAGACGGTAAAACTTCTGGACGTTTCCATGCAGTTTTACGAGCAGTCTTTTCACGAGTCTCTAATTCACGGTTTAGTCTGTTCTCAGCCATTATACTTTCCTCATCTCTTCAGCAACCTTTTTGGCGTATAGTTCAAGCGGTACTCCTAATTTCTTAGCGATAGCTACTTGTGTCCGCGTTAATGTCACCTTCTTGGGCGACGTGCTCCGCGATGCGGGAGCGACCACATTAGATTTTCGCTTCTTAGTTTCTTGCCCTGTTTGTCCATCTTCTCCGAAGTAATCAGAAAAGGTTGAACGCATACGAGAATTAATAGTCTCGTAGTATTCTTCACTGCTAGGATCTACACCTTCTCGTACAATCTTGTTGTGTACACCCATAGCATAAGCAGTCATTTCCTCGTCATCACCAAACCAAGTGTTCTCTTTTGCCCAGTTTGATGCTTTTTCGTCAGGTTGTGCTGCCCTTTGTTCACTTTGTACAGGAGTTTCTTCTTCTTGTAAAGAAATATCTGCTAACTTACCTAGCTTCATTTTAGCGTCTGTCAACTTCTCCTGTGCAGCTAAAACTTTTTCTGCGTCTCCCGCATCGTACGCTTTCTTGTACGCATACTTAGCTACGTTAACGTCTTTTTCTGCTTCTTTTTTAGAACTTTCTAACAGTGCTTCTTGTGCTTTTGCTTTTGACTCACTGAGCACCTTGTTTTCTTCTGATAGATGTTTAGCGTACCGTTCAAGTTCTTTACGTTCACGCTCAGCAGACTCTTTTGCTCTGCGTTCATCGTGGTAGCCTTTACTAAAATGCTGAATACGTTTACGTACTTTCTCAGAGTAATTTTCTAACTCTTCTTCTGTAACGTCTTCAGGTGGCTCAGAAGTCTTGCGCTTACGGTCTTTCTTAGGAGTATCATCGACTACTTCTATTTCGACTTCTTCCGTATCTTCAACCCCTACTTCTGGCTCTTTATAATCATCAGCCTCTTTCTTCCCAGATAGATCAATTTCTACTGCACTAGTATCCTCGATCTCTAGGCCCTTTTCTTCCTGCTCATCAGGAAACTCAAACTCAACTTTTTGAAAACCCATTTTATTCTCCTTATGACGCTCGTGCTACTGCACGGGGATCTGGGACTACAGCTTCTACTGAATCATCATTCATCAAGCGGAACTCTGTGTCACCAATTTTAAAACGCGTGCCAGTATTAGCACGGAACATAACGTAGTCACCTGTCTTACACCAAGGGGTATCAAAGCGCTCTTTATCAGAGTAGGCTTCTAGACCCATATCTATAACTAAACCAATAGTAGATAGAACATGGTCTAAGTGTTGCTCTTTGCTAGATTTAATAATACGAGTGTCACCGAAAGTTTCTTCTACTTTAGGCAAAGCAACAAGTATTCTATATCCAACAGGCGTAGGTAACGCGTTTTCAAGTTCATCTGCATTTTCGGGATCTTTCTGAACGATCTTTAACTCACTCATCATCATCCTCCAAATGTGTCTGTACTTCTGAAATAAAAGTTTTAGCAGATTTTAGACCTCGGATTACACCCACAGTTTCTTTGTACTGGGCGTAGTCTTTGGCATTACCTGCAGCTAGATAGTATTCAGTGTTTTTAACACCATCATCTATCTTCTCTATAAGCACGTCTAAGACGGTAGTAGCCATAAGTTATTCCTTACGTTTTTGGTTAATAGCGTTGACCTCAGTCTTCATAAGTTCTAGGTCAAGTTTAGTGTTAGCGGTACGTCTATCTGCCGCCAGTTTCGCACCCGCTTTTTGGGCATCAATCTCCAACTCCTGACGTTCAATCTCCAGTTGTTGTAAATCAATTTGGGCATCCATCTGATCTTTCTGAGTTTTACGCTGTACCTCAGCTTGTTTGATCTGAGCCTCAAGCTGGTCTTTCTGCGCTTTGAGTTGCACTTCTTGTTGCTTGAGTTGCATCTCTTGTTGCTTGAGTTGGATGATAGGATCTTGTGCTTTAGCTTGCGCTTGCTGCGCTGCTGCTTTCTGTTGGTTCTGCGCTGATTGCTGTTGACCTGCTTCCATAGCTAGACGTGATAGTTCTACTTCTATCTCTGGTACTAGCTCTTCGTTTGGTAGCGGCAACGGTGCGCCTAGCTTCTTCTCTAGTTGTGCTCTGTAACGGAATCCAACGTGTTCTGCTATATGCGCTTGCATCGCTTGCATCATCTGCTGCGCTGCAGGGTTTTTACCCAATGTGCCACCGACCATAGGATCTTGTAAGAACGCAGTATGCGTAGCAATGTGGGCTTCGTGGTCTTGATTCAAGAACGCTTTTATGGGGGTACCCGTTAGCGCGTTCATGTTCTCGCTGATCGGATCTGTTGGTTTTACATCGTCTTTCGTAGGTACCAACTTGTCCGCGTTTTTCACACCCAACACCTCAATCATCTGACGGTGTAACTGGGGTAGGTTATAAATTTGTGGGGCCTGTTGCGACATCTGCAATACAGTCTGATACTGAACTACACGCTGTGCCATAGTCGTACTATTAGGATCACTTACAGGGATTACTTCTACCGTCTCATAGTCTTGTCTACGAGCAGTCACCTCACCCCTAGCTGGTTCGTACCCATATTCCTCTGGCGCATGCTCTGCCATTATGTCTTTCAACATACGGAACTCTAACTTCATCGCATAATGCACACGAGCCTGTACAGCAGCCATAGGCTTCAATGTACGCTCCAACAAAGCTAGGGTAGTACCAACTGGCGCGTTCGCAGACATATCAGAGATGTCCATATCAGCCACTGCACCCAGTCTACGACCTTCTGTAGTAATCTGATTAAGTAACGCTAGCAGAGTTTGACTAGGCTCTTTATATGGTAGCGGCATAATGTTGTCACGTATGCTACCTGATGGCACATCTACATCTTTAAACTCACCCGGCTCGATAGGCTCATCATCACCTTTAATCCGCAAACCACGTGATTTTAGACCCCCCGGAAGGTTGGATAGTGTACCAGCGTCCACCAATTGACGTATGAGCGAGGTTCCAGCTTTAGCGTACCCCCCTATTATGTGGATCAATCCAAGGCCGTAGAAGCCAAATCCGGGCACATATACGTAATGTACAAAGTGTTGACGCTTACGTTCTAACTCATCATCCTCTTCATAATTACGTCTAATAGATAGTAACTCGCCTGTACCGCGTTCTAGAGTAACTACATAAGGTTTAGCTAAGTCATCTTCATCATCAATACCTTCAATGACAAGGTTTGCATGTATTTCATATATAGTATAGCGGTCATCACTAGTCATATGATAACCAGCTTCTTCCGCCTTACGCTCTTCAATGTCAGTCTGATATGGTTGTGGATCATCCATATCTATATCTTCATAGAACCCGTTAGCTTGTAGCCTACGTAATTCATTCTTAGTCTTACGCATTACATGAGTAACACGTTCCGCTTCTTCGATGTTAGATGCTCCATAAGGCACTATAACGTCTTCTGCTGGAATATAGATGGCGCACTGTCTACCCATATTAGGATCAAAGTAAACCTTCTTAAACGCCGATCCTGCAAGTCCTAGGCTATATAGCATTCTTTCATGCTCAGGGCGGTACTCCACCATACGGTCTGTTAGCTCGTAATTCATGTCCGCACGTACGCGCTCACCCGCTTCTTCTTTCTCACGAGTTTCTTTACCTAAGATCTTTACTTTGACTGGGCCTTGTGCAGGAAATGTTTCTGCCATAGCCTCTGCTTGGAAACGAATAGCCGCTTCTGCTAATACAGTAGAGTGTACCCCGCAAGCTCCTTCCCACGGTGCGGTACGCTCCTCGTACTTAAATCCAAGGATGTCTAGTCCTTTTACGTAAGTCTCAGCCCAATCCTTACGGCTCTGTATATCTGACTCTACCAGCCCCATCAACTCATCGACCAGTATATTTTTATCCCGCTCATCTAACATTTCTGATAGGTTAGCATCAAACTCTGATTCCTCTTCATCATCGCCGGGAATAATAGTAACCTCAGCGCTACCGTCATCTAGGATAACTGCATCAGGATTTATAATCTCAATCTCTAGCTCTTCGCCCGTTAGGTTCTCACCTTCAGGAGCCTCCGTCATCAAACTTTTCTCAATAGCCATCTCTTAACCTCTAGTAATATCCGACACTTCGCCTTTGGAAGTATTTAGTTTCTTCTGGCTCATCTGAAGGTAGCCGTATAAATCCGCCCTGCCTAAATCGCATAAGCGCCATAATTGTAGAATCCACCAAGTCATCGTTACTCATAAATGGGAATCCCGCTATTTCTTCTATAACTTCTTCTGCCCATCGCGTCTGTGGTACCCAAACAAGTTCAGATGCAATAATATCAGATACAGAATTTAGTCTTGCTAGTTTATCACCAGATCCACGGTGAGGGGTATATTCTTGTATAACAAGTCCCATTCTCCGCATTTCTTGATACAATGCAACACCAGAACTCTTTTTCTCTACAATAAACGCATCTGGATCCCACATCGTATACTGTTCCATAGCCAATTCTTTTAACTCAGGAAACTCTAAACGCTCTTTTAT